GACTCTGTAGTATAAATCTCAGCATGCTGATTTTCATACCTTTTATATTCCAGGCCGAATAGTGCATTCAATCCTGGCTCTAGTTCTTTAACTAGTTGTGATCGTGATATAGCCATAATTTATTCTCCTATTCTCCTATTACGATTGTAGTTCCAACAAGTTAGCAACAACTACAACAGATCTGTAAGCAGCATTAGTATCGTTTTCTGGATCTTCTGCTGATCTTAATAATCTAAATGTTTTGTTGTCTGCACCTGTAGTTCCAATATCAAGAGTCGCCTCTGATTTACCAGTAGTGTTATCACCAGTAGAAGTATTCATATCATAAGTTTCTAAATACCCTGCTTGTGCTACTGCGTCATCAGTTGCAACAATGTATTGTTGTGTTGGGTTGTCTATTACAAAAGCGTCGATGTCTTCGCTGTTTGCAGGTGTAATTGGTTGAAGGTAGAAATTCGACCAAGTTGGCTTTAAAGTGTTAGCCGCATTGTAGAATATCCCATTCAGCACACCAATGATTGGTGCAGCTGCTGTTTGACCATTAACTATATAACCTGCAGAACTTGCTACAGCTCCGCCATTGTAGATAGTAGTGCCATAGCCGGCATCGATTTTATATTTCCCTTGACCAGAAGTCGCTGGAGTTGATCCAAGCGTTCCTGCAGGAACTAAACCGAAACCTTGTGTGTTTCTATTAGCCATATTATTGTCTCCTATTACAATAGTTTGTTAGTTGTTAGTTTCGATGATCTAGAAATAACAAAAAAATTATTTCTTTGTACCACCGAAGGTTACACGAGACTGCCTATCAACATTGATTGGCATCCTCTGGTCCTGCTCCTTCATTAAATCGTTTTTAATAGCTTCGTCTCTTTGTTTATGACGATCAGTCATATACGCTTGACGTTGTTGCGCGATTTCTTCAGGTACCTTCGCAAGTAAAAGGCCACCGACCCCAATCACTCCCTTGTATTTGCCGTCTTCGACAACAGGATAATCAGATGCATTTTCGATTTCTTCAGATCTAACTAATTCATATCCTTCTCTTAAACGTCCAGATATGTTTTTAGTGTCTTGAAAGCCGACGCTTTCTGCTCTTATCCATCTATACCTGAATCCATCAGGTGCAGGGGGTGCATCTAGAGAAGATGGTGGAATCCACACTTTTGGTCTTTCAGACTTTGACCGTGTTTGATTCGCACGAGAAGTGTTTTTGTCTTTTTCCATGTTACGCTCCTTCCGTGAGTTTTAGTTGTTTTGCGTATTCTTCGAGTGGCACTCCTAATTTTTTAGCTATTGCTACCTGTGATGAAGTGAGTTTCACAGTTTTGCGACCTGGCTTTACGCTTCTTGAAGCTGAAGCCACTGTCTGAACAGGGGCGGTCGATTGCTTAGTATTAGTATTACCAAATTTATGAGGAAAGTCAACACGTATTCTTTTGTCAACTTCTGCATAATACTCGTCAGAGTTAGGATCATATCCTTCCTTTTCAGTCAGTTCTTTGTGTATTTCAAAAGCTGTGTATGTCATAGCTCTATCAGTACCAAACCATGGGTTTTTTGAAGCCCATGCTTCTGCTCTAGGATCAGGATTTGATTCTTCAGATGAATCTGGAATATATTGATTCATCTGCGCTGTTGGTTGTATTGGTGTTTCCACCGGTTTTTTTACTTCTCTCCCTTGTTTAGCTTCTTCCAGTTTTGCATTCTCAAAAGCAAGAGTTGCAATTCTTTTATTAGCCTCAACTTGAGCAGTAGCATCTCCCGATTCGATTGCTGCAGCTAATTCTTTTTGTGCAGAGTCTAAAGCAGTTTTAATACTTGTCTCAAATTTTTTAACATATTCAGAATCAGTTTTTTCAAACCTTTCCTCTAATGTTTTTCTTTTTTCTTCTACAGCTCTAGCATAATCAATTGCAGCTCTTTCCCTTCTTTCAGCTTCTCTCATCTTACGAGTTAATTTCGCAATACGAGCTTGTACGCCTTTACTGTATTCTTCTAAATCTTCGTCCTTCTTTTCTGTTTCTTGTTCCGTGTTTTCTGTTTCTTGACTAGCAGTTTCTACAACCGTTTCGTCTTTCGCTTCTTCAATAGTTATTTCTGCATCGGGACCCGATGTATCAATATCTACTGTTTTTTTTTCTTCGTCTGGCATAGTATCCTCCTATGTTAAAACTCATGCAAGATGTCCTCAGGACTATCAATTGTTGCTAAAACTTCATCGTCGTTTAGCATACGAATCTCCCCACCTTCGATCTTAACTCGGCTGCCTGCATAACGTGCAAACATAACCCAATCGTTGACCTTGCACCATGGACCTTCAGGATATCTCTCCTTATCCTTATAACATTGAGGACCCATAGCTAAAACCAAACCTACTTGTGAAGCAACTTGTTGTCGCTCTAAAGTATCTTCGGCTAGTATTACTCCACCTTTAGTTTTCTCTTTCATTTTAAAAGGTAAGACTAAAAGTCTCCAGCCCGTAGGCTTCGGTAATTTTGCTTCTTCTTTTTCTTCTGATTTTTTTTCTGATTTTTTAACGCCGACTAAATCATTGTTTGGCATTATGATCTTTCGATCTGATGTCGATGACTGTTCCCTTAGTTTCATTTTTTTGCTCCTTATCTTCTAGCAGGTTAGAGATTTCCTGTTTAGTTGCCTCAAAGGCATTTATTTGTCCTATTATATACTTGTATTTTTCCATACTGTCAACCCCACCAGAAGTTATGTTAACTGAAAGAGAATCGAGTCTATTATTTAAAAATCTTATTAGTCTATTTATTACTGTCTCTAATTGCATTAATTTCCGCTACCTTTCCTTTATTTTCGCCTTTCTTAATAATGTATTTCTGAGTGCCATTAGCACCTGTTTCTACTTCCTTTTTAAGGTTTCGAAGCAAATCTAATTGTTTATCTTTTAGTTCTTTTTCTTTTAGAAAAGATTCTAATTTTTTTGAGTCTCTCATAAATACTAGGTATAACAACATCAAACAAGAAGTCAAGTTTGCCTAAAATCTTGTACATTATTTTATCAAACATTAGCAATTCCACTTTCTTAAAGATTTATTAATTCTAGAATTTGGATCATTAGCAGTTTTTGCAGAAGTAAGTCTTTTCTTCATCCCGGACATCCTCGCGCAAAAACTCTTTCGTCTGTTGGCAGCTTTAGAACCTTTCTTTAATTTAGATGGTTTAGTAGTTACTGCAGTTTGTAGTTTAGAACCAGGGTTAGCTCTTCTATATGAAGCCACTCCTTTTTTATTCAACCCACCTGATGCAGATTTACCTTCTTTTCTTTGCCATGCTGGTGATGCCATTATTTACCCTGTGATCTTCTTATAGCTTTTTCTGTAGGCGCACCCTTTGCACCTTTTGCTCTCATTTTTTCACCACGTTTTTTTTTCATGTGGATATTGTACCAAAGCCCTTTTTTAGCTTTTTTACCTTCTTTAGTTGTATGATATTTACTAGTCATTTTTTATATCCTTCCCTTTTGAAAAACCAGATTTAGTTGTTTTTTCTCCTTTTAATTTTTGTAAATCCTGTCTTGTTTTTGTTAAAACTGTGTCAATTGTTTCGTTTGCTTTTTTATATTTATTAAAAACTTCACCAGGTATTTTAGCCATGTTAATTTTATGAACTGATTCTTTTTTAGCTTTTTCTGTTTTTGGAACATTTGGTTTTACAGATTTGATTGCACCTGTGCCATAAGTTTTTTGTTTAGAACCTGGTATAATCATTTTTATTACGTTGTATAACCTAGACATTATTTTTTCTCCTTTTTATTTTTCTTAATAACACCTCTTGCCATTAAGATATCTTTTTTAGTTACTTTACCATCACCTGACATATCAGGAAATGAATTTTTCTTTTTTATTTTCATTTTCTTTTTCATTTTTTACTCCCGTTTGTTTTAATTAAGTCAGTTGCTTTGATTCCATATATAGCTGCAACGACAGATACCCATAATGAAACAATCCACCATGGCATTTCCTGAAGTTTCATAAAATATAAATCTAACTTAGCTTGTATCTCTTCATCTTCAGCAAATACGGAATAAAATAAAATAGCCAGTGGAGATGTCAATACTAAAAGTACA